TCTTTATACAGTGTTATTAATTCTAATGATTCCACTCAAACATATAATCTTGCATCTTCTCAAGTGCTTTCTGTGTTTCATACTTTCCTTCCAGTTAGTTCTTCTAATAACTATGCTACAGATGGATTTGAAAATGGAAAACTAAGATTAACTGATGCTGGTGGAACAACTTACAATGCTGATGCTATATTAAAAAAAGTGTCTTTCTCTCGTGGTGGTGTTAAACTTGGTCTTGATTACGAAATTGATTGTGAAACAAATTCAAATGAAGGACTACCAGAATCACAAGTGATGATGAATTACCTAAACGCTTTCCAAGATTTCAGTGCTTCTTCTAGAATGCTTAACAACAGACAACTTCTTGGTTATGGTGGTAAAGAACTTAAACCATTTAATGATGTTATGTCAAAAGCTAGAGCAGTTGGTGTTGATAATGACAGTGGAAAACGTAACTTCGGAATTGGTCTTGCTATGGATAGGGTATCAGATGTTGGTATGTCTTTTAAGGGTCAATCTTACGCAACACGAATTCAATCTAATTTAGATGGTAAGTCTCCAAATGCTGTCTTTACATTCGTTCTATCAAAGAATGTTCTTCAGTATTCTCCAAATGGAATTATGATTTCAAGTTAAATTTTTTTATATATTTTTAAAAGTTATTTCATCTAGTAGTTTATTAATTATTAAAAAAAAAAGTAATAATAAAAATATTTATATATCATATAAAATATAAAAATATGAGTAATCAACTACCAGATATTCTAAATGTGAAAACGCTTCCTACAATCTCTAATATGGAAATTAAAACAGAAGTGCTAGATCCTATTACTGCTAGTGATAATGAAATTATATTTCAACTCCCTAAGAATGGTATTTTAGATGGTGGTTCATTTGTTAGTCTTGCTGTGAGAACTGCTGCTGGTGTCAGTGATGCTTTCTTTCCACTTAATACTGGTATTCACGGTTTAGTGAAAAGTGCTTATTTAATGAGTGGAAGTAAAGTAATTGCTTCTACTGAAGATTATGGACACTATGCAACTATGGTTCGTCAATTTGAAACACCAGAACATCGAGCGTTTGTAGAACAAGTTAAAGTAGGTAATGCTTGTGATCGTTGGTGTGAATTAGATGCTGGTGTGTTGGCAACCGTTCCAGTTGCTGGACGTGCCCGACTTATTCCAAAAGATTTAAATTATAATGCTGCTATTGATGCTGGAACTATTCCAGCGTTTATTAAACCAACTGATAATGATGCTACTACACCAGTTTTTAATGTTGCTCTGTCACAACTCATTCCATTTATGCGGTCTAGACAACTACCACTATTCGCAATGAAAGAGAACGTTTTCCTTAGACTTGTTCTTAATACTCAATCCGCAATAACAGATGGAACTATATGTTGTTTTACTTCTGGTTCTGGTTCAAGTGGTGTAATTAAACCTTCTCAAGTTAATATTAAATTTTATTCTGACCATCTTTATTTCCTTGATGGTTCAATGGAAGCAACACAAAAACAAATATACAGTCAAAATGGTTTATCTTATATTTATGAAGATAGTGTGCTAACCAACACACAAATTCCAGCAACTGCTAATCCTACTTCACCAGCAATCCAAGAACAGAAAATTGAAAGAGATATTGCTGTTTCTGGTAGAACAATTAGAAGTATAATGATTGGTGAAAAATTCACTGGTGCTTCACATAATCTACTTGGCCAATATCACGCAGACGCAGAAAATACTGATCCATCAATTAACTTTAGAATTAATGAACAACGTTACTATGACCGTGATTTAGTGTCTCCATCAATGAAATATAACGAACTTTCTAAAGTTATGGCAAAACCACTTCAAGTTCCAAAACAAGTTTTCTGTCTAGATAGTGAAGGTGATAAAGCAACTTCTGATAATTCATTAAACCAGAATTCAGTGTTCATTGGAACCATTGAAGCATTCCAACTTCCTGATGCTACAAACACTGATAGAACAAATGATTTACGTGGTAAATCTCACTATGTAGGTGTTGATTTAACTACAAGTGGATTTAATGTTTTAGGAAATGGAAAACGCATTGGTGTTAAACCGATTACATACCAATTAACACACAAACGAACTGCTGGAAGACAAGGAGCAAAAGAAGTTAGGTTTTATTCAAATGTGGAGAGAATAATAACGATAAAGAACGGTGAAGTAGTTTTATCTGCATGAGTGTTTAGAATGATATGTAGATTTTAAATGGCGTGATTTATGGGGTAAAGAATAAGTTTTACCACAACTACATAATACTTTTTTTTGTTTGTATTCTTCTTGGTATTTCTTAACTTTTTCTGGGTGTCTTTCCCTATATTTTTTGGAAGCTTTACGAAAATTTTTTAAATTATCTTCTTTTGTATTATATGATTTAATAGCATTTAATGTTGGTTTTAAATCTGTAATCAGTTTATCTTCTTTTATTAATAATTCTTTTTTAGTAATATTATCAAAAGTAAATAATATTTCAAATGTGAAATTATCTATTCCACCATTAATTCTCATAAAGTCATATAATTTATCACATTGATTTCTTACATCGCATTTAAATCTTGTTCTATGTTCATATGTTCTTCTTTTAAAATTAGAAGTAGAACCAATATAAAAATCATCACTAGTCAAACATTTAATTTTATATAAATACATTATTAATATTACTTCTCCATTTTCACTTAAACCTTTTTAGTTTTTTCTTTTTTAAAAGTATCTTATTTAATTATATCAATATACTATAATAGTAAGATGGCAAAATATATTTTGTTAGAATGTAATAGGTTACGTGGTAAATCAGCATATAATAACCTGAATGAAGACCAAGACAAATTCAAAAGCAATTGGACTAATGTTGTTTCAACAGAAGGAATTGTAGTGAATGCTGGTGATACAATTAATCTAGAACAAATTATTTTAAATAGTAAGGGTGCTAGTGATGAAGTTATTGAATTCAGTGGTGATGAAAATGAAAGTGGTTTTGTTGATAATAAAGTTAGATTAGAGTATTCATTTTATATAAATCATGGTGGAAGTAATACTGCTAGATTACCATTTTTAAAACATAGAATATATCGTGGAAATGGTTCAACACTAACACCAAGTCAAGTATTACCAAATGATGATCCTAACGAACCAAAAAATAATGATGTTGTTAAAAGTAATGCAACATTTTTAGATATAACCAGTAGAAGGTGTTTAGGTGAAATATTCCTACCCCCTACAATTGGAACTGGTTTTAATGTAACAGAATTTTATGATGAAATAAATAAATCTTATTGTGGCGGTTCTATGATTACACGTGCTAGAACAAATAATATTGGTTCATCTGGTAGTGGTAATTTCAATGGTGGATATGTTGCTAATTTATTATATCACGCTGAAGGTGGTTCTGGAACTGGAATGATTATAAGAGTTGATAGTGTAACAACAAATGGAAATGTATATGGCATTGTTGAAAGTTGGAGTATAGCAAGTCTTGGACGTGGATATGGAGAAGCTGGTCAATTTAGAGTTACATTAAGAAGATTAGTAAATAATGATACTCTAGTTGATATTGGTTCAATTCCCGCTGGAACTGGGAGTGATGGTTCTTTACACACAATAGATTTTTTTACTTATACGAATGCTAATATATTTAGTCAAAGTGGATTGAATGGTTTTGATGGAAAAAGATTTACATTTTTAAAAAAAGGTTATACTGGTTTATGTAATAACGAAGAAGCAATTGCTAGTGTAACAGCATCAATAAACAATGATTATCAAACAATAATTCCAGAAGCATCTAAAAGAACAAAGACAATTGATTTAGAAGTCAAAGAAGGTTTTTTAACACCTGATAATCTAGGAACGTTAATAACAGACCAGTTACACGAACCAACATATATTAATAGAATATCAAATGATAAAGCAGATTTTCTAGATTATAATACACTTAAATTTTCTCATAGGGATGTTTTTAATAATACAAATAATATTGCTAATCCAGTTATTGTATCAACGCCTACATATCAACCACAATCAGTTAATTTCTCACCACGTGGTATTCCTGATACAACAGCAAGTTATTGTGGAGTAAGAAGACAATGGTATAATAACGTAGCATATAAACATCCAGAAAGAGTAGAAGCATTAAAAGATATATTTTATAATTTTGATTATATTACTAATGATGATGCTTTTGGAAATGATATAATGAGTGGAACTGTTGGTTCTGCAACTGGTGCTAATAAGGGTGATTTTGGTAATTTAAATACTGGTGATATTGGATGTCGTGTAGCATTATTAAATGATTTTGATACTGATGGTAGTGGAACTTATGTTTTATTAAAAAAACACGGTTTAGTTATAACTAATATGTTATGGACTGATTCTAATATACGAAGAATAGCAAAAGGATTTAGAAAAGTTGAAAAATATTGTGGTGATACATCATTAAATATTGATACTGATAGTGATAATTTTAAAAATAATTTATTAGTAAATTTAGATATTGGAATGTATGATGACGAATTATCAAATCAATTTCCATTAAATCATTTTAGTAATGATGGTAGTGGCAATCCGATATATTATCCAAATCAAAGAAGGATGTTTTGTAATAAAAACCAAGCAACAGCAACAAATTTAAATGAAAAAGCAGTAGATTTTAATATATCAGATTCACAAACTGCAAATTGTGTAGGACACACTATCAAAAACTTTCCAGAAAGTGTTTTAAATGATGGACAAGAACTTTCAAGCATAATGGTAAAATCACGATTTCAAGAAGGTTTTACTTATGAAAAATATATAGATACAACATATACAAAAGATAAATTAAATCCAGAAGAATTATTTGATGGTAGAACTGATGGAATATTTGATGCTACATTAACTGCTGATATATTAGAAGAAGATTATTTTATTGGTTCATTTACGGACCCTATATCAACTAAAACTAAAAATACTAATGATTGTATAAATGAAGCAAGATTAAATAATATTGCTTGTGTTCCAGTTTTTAGTAATTATTCAATAAACGGTAAAATGAAAAGTAAAAATGGTATTCCATATATAGCATTCGTCAATGGTATTGAATGTGGATATACTACAACAGCATTTGATACTACTAATTATTCAAACCCTACTAATAGATGGTTTATAGATAGAAAAAACGCTGATGAAGGACAACAGTTAGGTTTTGACCCTTCCTTTACAAGAAACGAAGCAGTTTGTTTTGTATCACCGATGATTGGTAATCAAGCATCAGGAACAACTGGAGAACTAGCAATTGATGACTATATGAATGTAGGATATATAGGAGCAGTCAATCCAAGTATATTATACAATCCAGTATTATCACGTTTTGAAATAAGTGGTTTAAATACACCTGCTACAATTGGAAATGGGTTATTAAGTGATATACCAGAATTAATAACACCTAATCCTAATCCAGAACAAATTTGTTACAAAGTAAATAGGATAGGACAAATAGCTTTATCTGAAGCAAAAGTTATTGGTGATATTCCATACTCTTCACCAGATGTTCAATACAATCAAAGTAACGCAGCAAGAATAGGTCAGTTTGACGATGCTCAACAACAAGAAGGAAGTATTATAGATAGTCAAAGTGGAATAGCAATTGAGAATATTATATTATTTGATAAAAATGATAATACAACAGCATTAAGTGAAACTGATAAAGATAATTACAAATTATGTATGTTTGATAAAATGGGTTTTGATTTAAATCAATTACTACCAAACTTTGGTGATAATAACGCTTTCTTTACTAATCAATTTGTATTTCAAAATAAACCACCAACATATAGAACTGGTATATTAAATATAACAAAACCTGCTACAACTGGTTCTTATATATCTAGTGCTGAAATACAACCACTTTCAGTAAATGAATTAAATCTACCATTATATGATCTAGGTGCTTCTGCTAATAGACCTACTGAACCAGATATAGAACAAGGAACCATAACCGCATTTGAATTACCAGATAAACTTAATTTCCCTTATTATACTATATATTCTTCAATTCCTAGTATGGGAACAGACAGCATTTGGATTGGTGGTAATGATGGATATAGTAAATTACCCTGTATGGGATATTTAACAAGAGAAAATAATATAGGTGATTTTTATTATAATTCAGAACAAACTTTTCAATATACAGCAACAAAGGATTTCACATTAACAGAAGTAGAAACTGATATTAGACTTCCAGATGGAACTAGACCAAAATTGAATCCACATTCTGCAGTTATATATAAAATTACTAAAAATTTAAATTCACTGCCGCAATTAGGAAAAAAATAAAATATTATATTATATTATAAATATGGTTGAAGATAAGTTAAGAGAATATAGAAAAAAATATTATCAAAAGAATAAAATAAAAATTGCTGAATATCAAAGAAAATATTATTTACGCAAGAAAGGATTACCAGAAAATCATGTTTTAAAATGGCGTGGTGAAAAACTAAAATGCCCTACGATTACTTGGGGTCCGGTTACGATTACGTTTGATTGAATTTTTAAAATGTTCTTGTTTCTGATATTAATATTATATATATAAAACAGCAAAACGGGAACATTAATATATTATACTTTAAAGTGTCTAATATACTAGATACATAATTTTTTAAAAACAAGAACATTAAAAATATATCATTTTATTAATAATGGTTAAAAAGATTGAAATAGGAAAAGGAAAAAAGAAAAGAAAAGTTCCACAAACTTATGTTCCAAAAGAATTAAGTAAATCAGATAAAAAGAAGCAAATTAAAAGTATAGTAGAAAAGAAGGAGAGACCAAAAGTTGATATTAAGAAAAAAAGAAGTGGTTGGGTTGAGAAGTTTGAAAAGAAATATAATAAAAAGATTACAGATAAAAAATGGATTAATGATAATTTGCTAAAAACAAAGGGTCAGAATCTAGTTATTAAAAAGGGTCAGGGTGCTTTTTATTCTAGTGGAAGCAGACCAAATCAAACTGCATTTAGTTGGGCATATGGAAGATTAGCATCTGTTTTAATGAATGGTCCTGCTCGTAAAGTAGATAAGGATATTTGGGAAAAGTATAAAGTAAATTAAATAAAAATAATAATAAAAATATATTAGTATATCATATAAAATATAATAATATGACTTCTTTCGGTTCTTATCAAGATGCCTTACTTGGACACAATGCCACTCAAGTTTCACATCATACAACTAATCATCAGAAATTAGAAGATATAAAAACTAAATTAGATACAGTTGCTACGAATACTGCTAATATAAAATTAACTGCTGATAGTGTAAATTTAAATACTGATGAATTAGAAGGAAAATTGGATACAATAAACACAACATTAACAAGTGGAATTGGTGGATTACCTTCTGCTTTAACTGGTTCAGGAAATTTAAAAGTTTGTATCCAAGAATTAGGAAATGAAGGGAGTGAAAGATTGAACGTTGATATTGGTTCAAATGTTTCTCAATTACCGACTGCCCTTACTTCAGAAGGAAATTTGAAAGTAAGTATTCAAGAAGATTTTACACATAATCTTTCAACATCAGCAAAACAAGATACAATAAATACTACTTTAGGGACATTATCAACTCACGCAAAACAAGATACAATAAATACTACTTTAGGGACATTATCAACTCATGCAAAACAAGATACGGCAAACAATTATTTATCTGCTCTCGCAAGTATAGTTAATCCAGCAATAGCAACGGCAACCGCTACAACAATTCCAAATAAATTGGATACAATAAATTCTTCAATAGGAGATTTAGCAACAGAAAGCACTTTAAATATTATTGCTGAAGAATTTACAAAATGTGATACTGATAATGTAGTTATTAGTGGTGGTGTTGTTTTACCTTCTGCTTTAACTGGTTCAGGAAATTTAAAAGTCTGTATTCAGGAGTTAGGGAATGAAGGGTCAGAACGACTTAATGT